CAGCTTCTGAATCCGTCGCCTTATGTCCTTTATCTCCTCTTTCATCTCGCAATACTGTATCAGCACCTCCTTGTCCATCGGCATCACCTCCTCTTCCGCTTATCCCTAGATACCACAATCGGTATTCTGCCCAAATCGTACCCGCATCCCTTCAATACTTGCGTCACCCTGTTCCACTCATCGGCTAGCTCTGACGCGTTCCCGTCCTCCACCCTCGCAAAGGTATATCGCTTTTGGTACAGGATACCCACATCACTGTAATGCTCTATCTGCTGCCGGTGCCGAATGCCCAACATTACCATCAGCTCCGCTGCTCTGTACCGGCCGTCGTATTGGCCACAATCATACAAGTCATAGTACACAGGTCTTGATGCCACGTACAATCACTCCCTTCGGCGGCCGGCGCAGCTCCGGAACCGGGCACAGGCTGGTGTACATGTAGGCCGGCGCCGTCCGGATGCGCTCCTTGATGGCCTCGTCAGCCTGGGCGGCCAGGGCCTTGCTACGGTCGATGCGGCTAACCTTGGACTGCTTACTGCCTTTCTTTCTCATAGACACCACTGCCTCATTACGTCTGTTACCACCTTTAGGAGCTGTACTGCAAGATTCAGTCCTATATAAAATCCTGCTCCTACGATGATGCCAAAGCTGTACCATTCAAGTACCTTTTTAATACACTCCTTGCACATCTCCTGATTCTCCTTTCGTATCAAAGTTTCAGTTTGGTTCATCATGATATTTCAATGCCTGGCCGCAAGTTGGACAGAAATAATCATCATCCTCAACCACATCTGAATCACATACCGGACAGAGGCACTCTGCTTCATCACCAGCGGAATAATATGATTGATATGCTGGTGTCCACACCACCATTCTCGGCTCGCTTTTGTCTTTTAAATACTGGACTTCTCCTGGCGTCAGGCCGGTATCCTCATAGGCTTTCAGCTTTTCTTTCTGTTGCAGCATGATTGCCTTCACCCGTTGCAGTACCGACAACGTAAAAGTATTATCCCGTTCCGCGTTGGACTTTATTGCAGCATCCAGCTCTATGATGTCTTTTTCAAAATCTCTTTCCATCCAGGCTCCTTTCTCCGGTTCTCCCAGAAATCCTAATTCTGGTTACAGCCTTTTTTCACCTTCTGAATCTCTTTCAGTTTCTCAATCAGCAACGACCGGTTCGTATCGCAATCCCGGAAGAACTTCCCATCCCGCAGCAGATAGTACTCATGCCGGCCGTAACCATCATGATATTTGGCCTCATAGCTTCCTGACGCATATCCATCGAATATCCTTGCGTGGTATACCTTCACCACCATGCTGGTGCCATCCTCCAGGTCATACCGGTAGTACCGTTCCCCGGTCTGTTTCGTCTCAATCCATAACGGCCACGTCTCATATGCATCCACGAAGGCAGCCCGTTGGTCATTATTCTTAAGCACCGGCAGTTCCGGCTGCTCTGGCTTCGGCGGAGGATTCACGATGTCATCCAAATCGCACACATAGCTGGCCAGGGCGCAAACCTTTATTTTCAGCCGACGGATATGTATGTCATTTTCATCCACATCACACTTTAGCCCATCATTAAGCAGCTTTTTGGCACGTTCCAGTTCATCCTGGGCAATCTGCAGTTCTGTCAGGGGTTCCTCCGGGTCCCGGATGTCCTCTTCCGTTTCTGGAATCTCCGTGAATTCACCATCAATCACGGTATCCTGGGATTCCGGCATACCAGGAACATCGTCTTCATGTTCTGATGCCTCATCCTCAGCACTTCCCAAAAGGCTGAGTAATTCCTTTACGTACTTGCCCCAGGTCAAGCTCAGAAATGTCTCGCACATATTATCCTGAAAATGAATCCGTTCCGGGCCGCATTGATAAAAGCCGTACTCCGTTGACCCGCTGTTATGGGGTTCTCCGTGATTGATTATCAGCTCCTGCCTCAGCAGTTTCACGTTCCCGTCATTGGCGGCCTGCGCACACGGCTTGGACATGTGATGCTGATAGAAGTCCAGAACACATTCCTTCTGGGAAGGGATGGCCGTTTCCTCCCGGTGCGTATCCGCGGTATCCAGCGGCAGACAATCCGGCTTTGTCTTTGGGGGTTCCAGATGCTCCGGGCGCCGCTGCGAACTATAACATTCCAACTCACAGTCACCGCGCCTGACGCATTCCCAGCAGCACACCCGGCTGCAGTCCTCCCCGGTTCCCGGGATGAGCTTATGGGCCTCCTCCAGGGTACAGTCAAATTCTGGCCGGTGGATGCACTTCCCGGACTTCTCTGAATGAGCCTGTTCTGACTTTGGTAGTTCCAGCTCCGGTTCTTCATCCTGGGGGCCCGGCTCCGATTCAACTTGTGACGTCACAAGTTCCGGCTCCGCCTTAGTTCCATGCCAGTACTGATACTCTTCCTCCAGGCGGACATTCTCGATATCAAAAACTGTCCGGCCCGAATCCGGGTAGAAAACTGTAACATCCTGCCGTTTAAGCACTTTGTACACCATCCCAAAAGCTGTCACTTCACACTCTTGTTCGGGCCTGGAATACCCGGCATCCAAATATGCTCTTACGACCGCAGCAATAGTTGCACCATAGGCGTTATCAATTGTCCTGCTTCCAGCAGTGAAATGTATTACCTCGGTTTCGGGTTCAGGCCCTGCAGTTGCGACTGTCGCAACTTTCTTTTTCCGCTTCGGCTTCATTGCCCTGATATCCGGTATCTTCATGTCCGGGGTAACCTGCTCCCGCAGCCCATCATCCATGGGAAGCATCTCTATCAGCTGGCTGACATTGTACGACTCATATGCATCTTCCAGCCTCGGCAGTTCCCCTGGCTCTACCGGGATTCCGAATTTATCATACAGGTTGATACACCTGGACGCCCAAGACTTGTCCTTGCCGTATTCATCACCCAAAAACTCGTTAAAGCTGTCATAACCTTGTCCCTGCCACAGCTTTTCATCCCGGATGATTTTCAGGTAATAGCCGAAGCCTACAAAACCATTTTTGATATCCTTGTAGGATATATTGGCCAGCCGCCTGGTATCTATAAAGGTCAATCCTGTTTTCTTAACTTCCTCCATCACGTTTCCCCTTTCACTTTTGCTATCCTTGCCTTAAGGGCCGCAAGCAGGGAATCCTGCGTAACCTGCTTATTCTGCAGCGCTGCCATGACATCCTCATCCATCCCCCCGGATACAATCAAGTGGTGGATAATAACATTATCCGTCTGTCCCTGCCTGTGCAGCCTGGCGTTTGCCTGTTGATACAGTTCCAGGGACCAGTTAAGGCCAAACCATACGATAATGTTTCCACCCGCCTGGAGGTTGAGTCCGTAAGCGGCACTGGCCGGATGCGCCAGGAGCACATCTATCTTCCTCTCATTCCACTGGCTGATTACGCCCGGCCCCTTAAGCTCCGCTACCCTGAGTCCCTTCGGAAGGCACTTGATAATACGGGACTTGTCATGCTGGAAGTTGTAGAATACCAGTATCGGTTTCCCCTGGCTGCCTTCCACAATCTCCTTGAATGCCTCCAGCTTCTCGCCATGGACCTCCACTGCATTTTTGTCATTGTCATATACGGCCCCATTACAGAACTGCAGGAGCTTACCGGAAAGCACCGCTGCTGACCCGGCATCCAGTGTGGCCTCGTCCACTTCCAGAAGCATCTCACGCTCAAACTTCTCATATGCTGCCTGCTCCCTGGGATTAAGACGCACATGTATTACATTGTCAATTCGCTCTGGAAGCTGCAGGTAATCCTTTGCCTGCAGGCTGATGCAGATGTCGGATATCCGCTGCTGGATAATCCGGTCTGCCCCTGGAAGCGGCGCATATGAAAAGATGGTATCCCGGTTTCTGGATGCTGGCGAGAAATATTCTTCCCGGTACTGTCCTATCCTTGTCCCCAGCCGCCGTCCCTGGTCAAGCAGGTATATCTGTGACCACAGGTCCAGAAGGCCGTTTGGCGCCGGTGTACCGGTCAGCCCATAAATCCGGCGTATGTGGTTCCTCACCAGGCACAGGCTCTTGAAACGCTTGGCCTGCGGGTTCTTGAAACTGGACAGCTCATCTATGATTACCGTGTCAAACGGCCAGGCGTTGCGGTAATGGTCCACAAGCCATTGCACATTATCCCGACTCAGCACATACACATCTCCCGGGGTATTAAGGGCCTTTATCCGCTTCTCTCTGCTGCCAAGCACGGGGATAATCCGAAGCAGTTTCAGATGGTCCCATTTCCCGGCCTCTCGGGTCCAGGTATCCTCCGCCACTTTCTTGGGCGCTATTACTAATGACTTCCCGACCTCAAAACGGTTATACCGAAGGTCATTGACCGCGGTCAGGGTAATCACGGTCTTACCGAGTCCCATGTCAAGAAACAGGCCCAGGGCAGGATCTGATATCATACGGTTGATGCAGTACCTCTGGTAATCATGCGGTACAAACTTCATGGCTGCTCCCGCTTTCTTGATTCTTCAAGAAATTCTTTCAGTTTCCAGTCCTGCCAGGCCGGATCCTTTCCTGCATCTGACGCTATGTACATGATTGCCCTGCCTATATCCGGCTCCCGGTCAAGCACACAAGCTGCGCACCCCAGTTCTCTTAGGGCATGTATCCTTTTACTCTGCAGTACTGTTGCCTTCTTCCCCTCCTGTTTAAGCTCCACGAACCCGATCCGGCCTCCGGGGAGTATCACCAGCCTGTCCGGCACGCCGGCATTACCGGGGGAGACAAACTTGAATGCGATACCGCCACATTTCTTCACCGCTTCCGTGAATTTCTTTTCAAGTTCTTTTTCAAGCATTTTGACGCCTCCTTTTTACCCCTTGGCAACAACGGGCTACAGCATTCTATATATATATATACGCGTATGCGGGCGCAGGGGTATTATATATACATTACCCTTTATTTTATATTTATATATATAAGAATGTTGCCACTGTTGCTTAAGGGTTTAACCCTTGATTTTCAAGGGTTTTTACAGCAACATTGGATTGTTGCCTCCTGTTCCCATTGTTGCCTTTTACAATTTTTGGAATGTTGCCGGGCAACAATCTAATCTTGTCTCCTGGCTTAGAACATATCCCCTCTGTTTTCCATAGTATGGACCAAATGGAATGGCTCCGGAGCTCCGTTCCCATCCAGACAGACCGGATAGTATGCTATTGATTTCATGGGCATCCGACTTCTTCATCATCTTCAAATCCCCATAAAAGCATTCACACCATATCTCTGCTGCACACACCCTGTCACGCGGCAAAAGCAGGTTCTCATCATAATCCCGCCCCGCAAAGTTCCAGAACTCTCTCCTGGCTGCCAGGTCCTTCCGGCTCCAGTCTACCGGTATCTTCCTGCCCAGGAACTCCCGGATGATACCCTCCTTAGGATTGCTTTCCTTATGCTCCTCCTGCTGGCGTACCGCTTCCTCCGCCACGGCTCCCTCCAGAAACAGCTTCTCGCCGCACTGCCATCTCATAAAGGCCTCCGCCCAAATCTGGTCCACTTCACCTGGCAGCTGCTCAAACACATTTTTTCTGCTGGGGATTTTTCCAAGGTCAATCGGCCAGAACCGCCTGTTGCCTGTCTGGTCTTTCAAAAACTCTTTGTCATTGGTTGTTCCTACGATGATGCAGGAACGCGGAAATGGCTTCGTCCGCCTTCCGTACGGCTCCCTGTAGACATCTTCTGTTTTACTCATGAACTGTTTGACGGTGTTCATCTCTGACTTATTCATACCGGCCAGTTCCCCGGCTTCTATAATCCAGTATCCCTGGATCAGCTCCGCCGCGTCCTTCCCTTCAAAGGTTGCCAGGCTGTCTGAGTACCAGTCCTTGCCCAGGAATCGGAAGAACGTGCTTTTCCCTACGCCTTGGGCGCCGGACAGTATCAGCATACAATCAAACTTAATCCCGGGCACCATGGCCCTGGCAACGGCGGCAGCCAGCGTCTTGCGCGTGGCATCCCTTGTATAGGTACTGTCCTCCGCCCCAAAATAATCAGTCAGCAGAGTATCAATACGCGGAATACCATCCCAGACCAGCCCGGTCAGATATTCCCTTATCTTATGCTGCTTATGGTTTGTCGCATATACAGCCATTGCATCATATATCCTCTCTTTCCCGGTTATCCCGTATACTTTCTCTGTATAATGCCTGAGCCCTGAGTCATCCTCGTCCGCCCAGGCTCTCAGCTTGTAATTGTCCTTTGGCGCCTCCCAAGGCATGGCCTGTCCAACAACCGCCCTGTTCGCGAACTCATCATGCCAGAACCGCCCGTTCAGTTTTGGGTCATGGTTCAGTATAATGAGGACATTGTCGATGGTATTGAGGGGCTGCCCTGTCCGTGAGCTGCACTTAAGCTCTCCCATCCATTCAAAATCCGGGACTCCCTCTGTCTCCCCCTGGACCGGCTGTGAAAAGTCCTCCTGAGCCTTCCGGTACCGCTCCAGGGCCATTGCCTTGGATACCGGCTCCTGCTGCAGGGCAAATTCACACATGGCCTTAAATGATGGCAGCTGTGTCACTGGGGTTTCCGGTTTCGCGTCATAATCCTCCTCGTTGAATTTATGGAGGCGGACCAGGTCGAACGCGTTGCAGAGTTTTCCGCTGGCCGGATCCGTGGCGTGGTGGCTGTATAGGAAGTTGCCGCCGTCATATAATACGGCACCACCCATGGTTGAGCCCTCGCTGTATGTATACCGGCCCTCCCCGCAGGGGATGTACGCATCCGGTATAAACTGTGCGATGGCTTCCGTCACATCGTATGCCCGGCAGAACGCACCTACCACCCCTTGCTTTTCCAGCGGGTCACCCTGTTTCTTTGCCGACCGGTCCCTGAGCTTTGCGGCCCCCGGTACCTCAGGCCATTCCGCCACGTTGCGCCAGTTTTGGTAGAGCCCCAGAACCCCGTCCTTTGACAGGAATGGCTTATCCCCATAAAGAAATACATACTCGCTGTCCGCACTGCAGCTTGGCCAGTACATGAGCCGGACCGGCTCAAACGTGGTAGGGTCAAATATCTGTATCCCCAGGAAAGCCGCCACTTTCCGGGCTATAGGCTCATATTCATCCGCCGTGCATGCCGCGTCCAACGGAAGGATGATGCGCAGCCTGGGGGCCGCGCCCTCATGTTTCCTTGTGGAATATACAGCATAGGAACACCCCAGTGCCTCCACGGCATTCAGGGCTGCCTGTGTCCCTCCGGGAATGATGTTGTCCGCATCCAGTGTAACCAAGTGCCTGTCACCGGCGTTCTCATTCCTGCGGGCCTCCCCGTTCAGTTCCCCGCCGACAAAGCCTCCGACATCCTTTAATTCATCCTGACGCGCCTTTGTAAGCCCTTTATACTCCGCAAAGGTTTCACCCGTGCGTTCCGGCCTGGATATCCGTTGGACGAAATCCGACCACAGGAGCTCCTGCCGGTGCCAGGACGTAGCTTTCCTGCTCGTACCTACTGATATTCTGATTTTCCTGTCATTCACGAACATAAGCCTACTCCTTTTTGTAATAATCTCCTGTGAATCCATCCGCATTCAGAGGAAGCCCCTCAGCCCATGCCGGAGGCCTGCACATGAGGCTTATTGCCTCCTCCAGACTCTGCCTGCCGCCCTTGGGAATTTCCAGTATCACCTCGTCATGGATATGGAAGTTAATCCGGTACCCTGCCGTATGCAGGTTCACCATGGCATTGGCCAGACAGTCTCTTGCCACGGCCTGTACGATATTCTCCGTGAGTTTGCCGCCGTAGGTCGGGAGCAAATCCCATTTATGGCTCTTTTGATTCTGCCCCATGAAATAGATTCGTTTGTAATTCCTCTCGTCCGGAATCATCTGGGGTTTAAGGTAGAACAGCTTACGGCCACTTGGTAGGGTAACCATCATCCGGTCCGTATCCCTCGAGAAGGAAATGCCGTTCGGCAGGGATGATATCACACCATATTCCACGCATTCCGCCGCGTGTCGCTCTATGCTGTACCACAAATCCACAATCCGTTTGTTTGATGCCCGCCACCTCTGTACGATGTCCGGCAGTTCATCTTCATGAAGGCCCATCCGCAGGGCGCCCATCTGGATAAGGGCCCCAGCCGCACCTTGGTATCCCAAGGCCAGCTCAGCGACCTTTCCCTTACTACGCAGGGCGTATTCCGGGTTCCCTTTCTTTATTTTCTCTATCGGCACCCCGAACATGGTACTGGCCGAGGCTTCATAAATCTTCCCGTGCGTCCGGAACACATCCAATCGCCATTCCTCTCCCGCCAGCCAGGCAATCACACGCGCCTCTATGGCCGAGAAATCAGCCACGGCGAAGGTGTATCCGTCTCCAGGTATAAATGCCGTCCGGATGAGCTGTGAGAGCGTGTCAGGCACATTCCCGTATATAACCCGGAGGGCATCTATTTTTTGTTTCTGCACAAGCGCTCTGGCCGTATCCAGGCTGTCAATATAGTTTCGTGGCAGGTTCTGCACCTGCACAAGCCTTCCGGCCCATCTCCCTGTACGGCAGGCCCCATAGAACTGCAGGAGCCCGCGTACCCGGCCGTCATCACACAACGCATCCTGCATGGCCTGGTACTTCTTCACCGAGGTCTTTGCCATCTCCTGACGTATCCGAAGCATAGCCTGTACGTCATCGGTTCCGGATTCCTGGGACAGGAGGTCAGCAACCGTCTGCTTGTTCAGACTCTCTATCTCCACGTCTGCATTGTTTATGACCCATTGTTTAAGCTGTGCTACACTGTTTGGGTTATCCAGCCCCGTGATATTCCGGGCTTTCTCAGTCAGTTCTTCTGTCATTTGGGCACTGATTGCCAGCGCTCCATTTATCAGGGCCGTATCAAGAGCCACTCCGCCGATATTAATCGCCTGGTCAATCACCCATAATTGATGCTCGAATGCAGGCACTGGATACTCCGCCAGCCGGTTCTTAATTTCCCGTTCGGTCACCACATCCTGTCCGCAGTATTCCTTAAACAGCTTCCACTTATCCGGAGCATGTCCCGGAAGATTCCTGGTACGCCCACCGTTCCGTTTCGTACGGGCGCATGGGGTACAGAAATATTTAATCAGTGACTTGCCTGTGGACAGTTTACGCTTGTCTTCGGTAAATTCCATGGCCCTGCCGATGGCATCCAGCCCTCCTGCATATCCGCAGTACCATGCATGGACCATGGTGCATTGCCATTGCTCCAGATGTGTCTCAAAGAACTTACTGAGGCAGTAATATTCAAATGCTGCATTGAATGCCGTCTTCACGACTTCGGGCCTGTGCAGATCCATGACTGTGTAATACGGGATTTTCTCCCCCCGTGCCAGGTCTACGACCTGTACCGGATTATCGTCATAAGCATAGGCAAACAGAAGGATTTCAAAATCAGGGGACTGTACATATTTGTACAGCCCTGATTTCCGGATATCTACACTGCTATATGTTTCTATGTCAATACTTAGGGTCCTCAAATCCCCATCACTCCCCCGGCTGGCAGCGGCCTTCCCGTCACCGGGTCAATCGCCTGCTGCTGTGGCGCCCCGCCTGCAGGAGGGGCGTACCCTATAGGTGCCGCCGTATATCCCGGCATCATCCCGGGAGGGCTGGCCGGCGCGCCCCCAAAACCGCCGGCTGGCTGCTGATAAGCCTGAGCCTGGTAGGACGGCGGCTGATACGCCTGAGCCTGGTAGGACGGCGGCTGATACGCAGGCTGCCCATACCCGTTCGTGGCTGCCGCGGAACCTGCATACGCATTGGACCCGCCGAAGTCTTCTTCTGCTGTCGTCCTGCCGGACAGGGGGTCCCCGTCGGCAATCTTCTGTATGTTGTTAAGTCCGCATCCCACTCCACGGTTACCATTTGTATTGTATGGATAAAAATTGACCGTTGCCCGGGCATAGCAGCCAGAATAAAATGCATTTGGGTCAAGAATTGGCTGGATGTTGATATCCACCACGGAAGGCCTGGTCCTGCTTGATGCACGCAGTACCCAGTGGCCCCGGCACTCCTCTCCCCATGGCTCTCCGTTCTGTTTGGTCCCGTCACCGTCATACAGGGGCATGGAGGGTCTTGCCGGCATCTGTCCGCCAAACGTTTTCTGTAGTCCTTCCTGCAGGGCCCGGTTCATTTCCGCCACAACGGCATTGTATGTATTTACATCGGATTTTGGGATGAGCATGGTTATCTGATACTTGGCCTCCCCACCACCTGGCGGTGTAGATGGCTCAAACACATGGGCGTAACTCGCCCTGAATCTTCCAACTAACATGTTTTTTCTTCCTCCTTATATTGATTCTCCCCACCGAAATCCTCCTGCGGGGTAGTGTCTTTTTGGTATGGCGGACGTTTGTCCCCCTTAGGTGCAAGCGTGGGTTTTCCTTTTGGTTTCACAATAAATGGCATAAGGATTGTGTTGAAGTCATCCTTATTGATCAGTTTCTCCGCCTCAGTCAGAGTTACCGGAATCCGCTCGTAAAACAGGGCCTTCTTATATCCGGCCTCCACCAGTGCGGCATATGCCTTATCTGGGTCAGGGAGTTCCCGGTTGCTCCTGCCCTCCACCAGTTTCCACCCTGGAACATCCTCATCCGCCAGCAGTTTGTCGAGGGCGGCCGCGCGGACCTTCTTGATCCAGGGTGCTGCGAATTCGAGAAAGGGAAGGATAGAGCCAATTTCACCATTGGTCAGGAGCTCTGCGGGTATCATCTTCCCTGTAATTGGGTCCGTATGTTTCTGCAGGGCCGCCATGTTTTCCTCCATCCGGAACCGGCAGGTTCCCGCGGCAGGACAGAAGCAGTCATCACACCAGGAGCCCTGCCTAAAATCCCCCTTGCCTTCCCAGGCCAGTTCCGCTGCAGGCTTTACGGTCTGCTCTGACCAGGTTTGGAGCTGACCGGCGGAAATCTCCCAGCGGGAGAAGTTCTTTGTCCGCGGCTGCACAATATGCAGGATGACCCGTTCTACAGGAAATACGATTCCGTACTCAGCAATAGCCCCGACCGCATACAGCATCATCTGCGGATTTTCCTCCGCACTGACTGTAATGCCCTTACCATACTTGAAATCCACCACATGGCAGTCTGTACCGCTCAGAATGATACAGTCAGAGAAGCCGTAGCCATCCCGGGCGACATGCCCATAATGGACTTCCTTTTCAATCACAATCTTAGGCGGCACCGGATAGCTGTAGGCTATCTTCTGTATGTAGTCCACATATTCGTCTGTATAGCGCTCCATCTCAGGGTCATACTGCCCGCGCTTCTTTAATTGATTGTGTGCAGTTTTAAATGTCTTTTCTGGCATCCCCGGCTCAATGAACAATTTCCGCAGCTTCAACTCACAGATATCGTGAGCCAGCGTACCTTCTTCCGCGTAGTCAGATGTTGATTCTGGAAATGCTTCGGACAGTCTCGCAGATGGCGGGCAGTTTATCCACCGTTTGGCACTGGATGCCGACAGCAACGCGTGTTTCCTCTCTTCTGCCATTAGATGTTTGCACCTGCCCCTCTCAACTGCGTCACAAGTTCCGGATACCGTTCAACCGGCACTTGCATGAGGGACATTGCGCCAAACTGTCCCAGTATCTGCATCACATAGTCCCGCTTGCCCTGGTCGATGAGTCCAGTCAGTGCAATGGCTATCTGGTCCTGGGTATAGGATTGTGTGGTAGCTGTCGTTGGCAGTGCCCCCTGTCCGGCCTGTCCCGTGAAGGGCTGTTGGTATTGCATCACGCCTGGCTGTCCTGTAGCAGCTCCAGGAACACCTGACTGCTGTGGCCCCGAAGCTGCCGGTCCTGGGTTCTGATAGTTCCCAGCCATCTGCGTTGACTGCGGGCCGGCAGGAGTAGATTCACTAAAGGAAGCAGTCACTCCTCCCTTTCCTAACGCCTGCGCCAGGTTATTGATTGCCTGTGCGATTGTATCAAGTCCTGTAATATTAATGTTCATGTTTGCCATCTTCGTTTTCCTCCGTTTTCATATTCATGGTTTCCGTTGTATTCTCTTCCCTGCAGGAGCATTTCTCCCCCGGGTCAAGATAGGCCCCACAATGAGGGCATCGGATATAATAGCTCATGCGGCGTGCCTCCTTTTATGGTTGATTTTTCCGCCATAATCCCTTACAATAAGAATGTGCTAAACTATTTGTCCATGGGCCTCTTGCGGTTGCCGCCGCTGGGGTCCATCTCTTTATAATCTTTCAAAACATTAACCCATGCATCAGCAGGTAAAGCGGGGTCATTGATTGCGCGTCCTATACCGTTAATAATGCAGGCGGAAGCATATTCCTCTCCATATTCCGCACACCATTCATGTAGCAGGTCCACAATGGCCTCTAAGTCATCCTTCTTTTTCATTGTCCTAACACCCTCCTACTCTTTGACATAGACAGACTTGGTATCGTTGTCATATACCAGCCGCAGCGTGTTGCCGATATCGTCCTCTATCATGGCCTCGTTGCCATCCATGCCCAGCTTGATATAATGCATGTCCAGTCCGATGGAACGGCACCAATCCCTGACCGCCAGCTCCGCAATGCTCTTTATGCTTCCAAACAATTCTCCTCACCTCCCTTCTATGCAAATATCAGCTCATACTTTGGTCTTTCACTCTCATACTCGACCATCGCGTAAAAATAACCACAGTTGTGATACAATACAGGAATCCGGTCATCATTATCAGCACAACCAAAGCCACTTGAACATCCTTCATTCTGCTTATACTGTTCCCAAAGAGCATCTGCCAGAAGGCTGGACGCTTCCCTACTCCTTGTTAAAAACACTTTATATGTTTTCATCCTCATATCCTCCTCTCACAGACTAACGCCCATGGCCTCCGCCATGACCACGATAGATACCATCCACATCCCCAGCAGCCAGATAACCGCCGGTACAATCCACTTAGTTGCCCTCATGATTGGGCCGTCCCGGCGTCTCCTGCGCTGTCGGAAGGTCACCATACGCCTGTGCCCCATGATATTGGTCATCACCGCAGTTGCCGGTCCCACAAAATCCACGCGCCAGCCGGGATACTGGACCGCTGCTCTGGCGCGGATGGCTAACTCAGTTACATTTGTCATTGTGCTTGTCCCTCCCCTTGGAATACTGGGTAATCTTCAATGAATTGCTCCAAATCGCTTCCCCGAATCTTTATCCTCCCCAGTTTTAATGCTCGCAGGCTCCCTTTTCTAATCAGGCCATACACGGTATCCGTGTTCGTCATAAGTACGGTTGCTGTTTCCTCCACCGTGTACAACGGTTTGTATGGTTCTACCATTATCTATATCCTCCTTCCTTTTTTCCAGTTGACATATTGCCGCCATTATCATCAGTATTGTTGCTATTGTAGTACCGCAACTAGCCTTATAACCAAAGCAATCGCACTTAATGCCATAGCCACCAGTGAAATCCATTGTGACTGTCGGCTTTGTTTATGTGCCTTCTTAAGGTCATTCAGAGTCCTATCAAATTCTTCTTTTGTCACCTCTCTTACTCTCCTCTTTTCACAACTTCGTCCTCCAGAAGCCTCTCAATCGGAACATCCAAGTAGTTAGCCACCTTTTGAACCTTGCGGATACCTGGTTCGTTTTCGTTCCATTTACAAATACTGCTCCTCGGAAATTCCAGTGCTCTTTCCAGTGATGAAATGGAAATTTTGTGTTTATCACATAGAGCCTTTACATTGTCGTATAACACTTGTCTCACCTCCTATGCTATAATGAAAATGCGTGCTGCGAATCGCCTCTATGAATGGAGGTGATAGTATAAAAAGAACCATTCATTCAGAGTCCCTTGCGGACAAGTGGTGTAAACTTGGATATGAGATAGTAGCGCTATCTTATTTCGGTTGCTTCGGTGAAACACCGATGGCCTACCACTTAGAAAAGAAGCTGTAACAGGCTTTTGTAACTATCAACCACGTTCCAACGCAGCACATTATTTTCGCCGCACATGCTTCCGCGGCATAGTATATGTGTTTGAAAATAATACGTATTTCCGTTGACATATTGCGTAAAATATTCTATAATTAGAATCACCACAAACTAATAAGAAAATTATGACGCACATATTGATTTTACGTATTATTTTCAACTCATATTTATATTATACGTATTATTTTCAATATGTCAATACTTTTGCGTATTTTTTTCAACTTTGAATTGGGAGAAAATTATGCTGACGTATGAGACAATTAAAATGCTATGTAAAAAGAAAGGCGTTACCGTGACAGGTACCGAAAAAGCACTAGGATTTTCAAGAGGGTCCTTATGTAAAGTAGACACCAGTAAACCCAGCATGGAAAAGGTTCAGAAATTAGCCGATTATTTTGGCGTAACCGTGGACTACTTGATGACGGGTAACGCCCCGCACAAAGAAAAAGCCCAGGGACTTACCGCAAAGGATGAACGCGACATCGCAAAAGACTTGAATAATATTATGCAAAAGCTCACTTCTGGCGAAGCCGGCCCCGCCAGCTATGATGGTGAGGAACTCGACCCAGAAGCGGCTGATTTATTTCGGGATGAATTAGAACTTGCCTTGAAGAGACTTAAAGTTATCAATAAAGAAAAGTACACCAACAAACGATATAAAAAGTAGGTGAGTGCCACGGGAGAAACTGAACGCATAAAACGCCTTGTTGCATACTATAAGAAAATTTACGGCACAAATAATCCATTTGAAATTGCCAATCGCCTTGGCGTTCTTTATCAAATAGGAAACTGTAAACACGAAGGCTGTTATATGTTTTTGAAAAATCATCGCTATATATTTCTAAGCAATAGATTAAGCGGTGTGGAGTTGAAGGTTGTTATGGCTCATGAATTAGCCCATGCCATTTTTGACCGGAAAGAGAACTGCTATTTCATTCGCAACAAAACGCTCCTGCTAAACTCAAAAACTGAGCGTAGGGCAAATCGTTTTGCCGCGTATCTGCTTATTACCGATGATATGCTTACGAATTATACTGAATGCACTGTAGAACAATTCTGCAACTGTACGGGATTTCCAGAGAAACTGATTGAATTGAGGTTAAAATAAATGAACATTTTCACTCTTTTCAAAAACAGATACAACTGCAATAAAAAGAAAGATAGTGTATCATTAGAGATACCAACCATTGATAGTTTTAATAATATTATAAAACAGAATTTAGAAGAACCTCTTGGTATTATCACAGACTATTCTCAAGACGGTTACTTATTAAATGATTTGGGAAATATTTTAGTTCCTCAAGCTACAGAGGAACACCAAACAAATTTTATTAATAACCTGGTGAAATTCAATTCTCCATCTACATTAAAATTAATCCTTCTTGATAGTAGCGCTATTACATATAACGTTTACAATCAAATTCCGCATATGTTAATTCCGGTCGTAACATCCATTAATAGATGGGTGAGCACATTAAATTGGACATATACGGAAATTCAAAATAGAATATCTAAATTTGGGGAGGCAGGAGCCAGTAATATTAACAGCTACAATAAAATAATTCAAGCCAAATGGGGGCAATGGTTACCCAAGATTATAATTATAGTAAATGAAATGCATGATTTACCAGATAGCGCCGAAAATACTTTTTTGCAACTACTTTTAAAATCCAATCGTGCAGGAATATATTTTATACTATTTTCAAAATTCCACATTAAAAATTTAGCACTTGGTATAAAAATAGATTTATTAAAAGTGTATGATGGCAAACAATTAAACCAATTATTTAGTCCAATTAAACTTTCCTCTACTAATGAGCAAACAAATATTTTGTATGACAATATGGATGGTCACCAATTCGAGTATTTTTGTGCATCTCTCCTTGAAAAAAATGGATTTGTAAACGTATCCGTCACCCAGGGTAGCGGGGACCACGGGATTGATATTTTAGCGGAAAAAGATGGTATAACATATGCCATTCAATGCAAATGTTATCAATCTAATATAGGAAATTCTGCTATACAAGAAGCACATTCGGGAAAAGGAATATATAAAAAGGATATAGCCGTTGTTATGACTAACAGATATTTTACTAGACAGGCCATTGATGACGCTAATTCCCTTAACGTTAAACTATGGAATCGCGACCAGATAGAAAAATTTATAAGCAACTCTAAATAGTGTAGAAAACAAAAAGCCCCAGGAGCTACAACTCCCAGAGCTTTTCACATAGATTTCTCTTACCAGGCTACCCCGGGAAGATAATTCAACACAGACACTTGAATTATATCATTCCTGGAGCGCCCTGGCAAGGGCGTATTAATTTTACCCAAAATCTATTGCGATATCGCAACAACACAGGAGGAATGATACATGGGGCAACTAAGAACAAGGAAACGCGGCTCAACATGGGAATGGTCCTTTGAGGGAGCCAAAATCAATGGAAAACGCAACCCTATCAGCCATGGTGGATACCGCACCAAGGCCGAGGCCATCACTGCCGGCACCCAAGCTAAGGCTGAATATGACTCTGCTGGCCGCAGGTTTACCCCTTCGGACATCAGCGTATCTGATTATCTGGATTATTGGTATGATAATTATGTCAAAACCAATCTCAGTTACAATACACAAAAGGATTATGAAAAGAAAATCCGCGTACATCTAAAACCGGCATTCGGAAAATACCGGCTGGCATCATTGGAGACAGATGTTATCCAAAAATGGATTGACGGAATGAAGCGTCAAGGCTATTCCAGGAGCATGGTTAAAAATACCTTATCCTGCCTGTCTGGTGCCCTGGGATATGCGGTATATCCCTGTAAATACATCAAGTACAACCCCTGTGATTATGCCAGAATACCGAAGATAGTTATGTCTGATGAGGCCAAGGCACACACAGAATATATCTGTGTCAAAGAGGACTTTGCGGCCATCATTGAGCGTTTTGGGCCGGACAGTAATTTTTACATACCGCTCATGACCGGATACCATTGTGGCACGCGCCTGGGAGAGGCTTACGGCATTGACTTGCTACATGACGTAGATTTCGAGCGCCACACCATAACCATCCAGCACCAGCTTGCCAACGAGGGCGGAAAGTGGTATTACCGGCCGCCAAAATATGACTCTGTCCGGACTATAAAAATACTCCCGGAATATGAAAAAATTCTGAAAACAGAAATCCATAATCGCAAAAAGAACATGCTCCGGTACGGCCAGTATTTTACAAAGACGTATCAAATGGACGATAGCTTAATCTTTCAGGCTCCTGCCAACGTCAAAATTGTTGGCAAGGAAATAATGCCAATAAGCACAAAAGAAAACGGCGAGCTGTTGACGCCATACTCTTTCAAGTACTGTGCCAAGGTCATCCATGAAGAATTGGGAAATCCTCTGTTCCACAGCCAT